GCGACGGATGGCGCTGGCGGCGGCTTCCTCCAGGGCATCGGCCCAGACCTGCGCCGCTTCCCGGTGGGTCTTGGCCCTGATCAGGATGGCGGGGCCGCCGGGCGGGAGCTGGGGAAGCTGGGGCTCACGGCGCGGAGCCGGCAGGCTGAGCGACTCCAGGAACCAGCCGTCCATCCAGACGGCGAAGGCCGGGGATATCCACCGGGCCAGGTCCACCGCCAGGCGAGGGTGAATCCAGGTGCCCTGCAGGTGGGGGTGGCCGCCTTGGTGGATGTCGATCAGTCCTGCGACCGTGGCGGGAAATCCCGCAACGGCTGCGCCGCAGGGCCTCTCGCCCGCAACACTGGCCGCCAGAGCGCGGATGTACTCCTGGGTGCGCTCAACGCGCAGGTAGTCGTTCAGCCGCTTTCCGCCGGCCTTGCACATCGCCGTGGCGTTGACGTAGCCGTCGCTCTCGCGGCGCTGAATGGCGGTGCCGTTCCAGTGACGGCATTCCAGGCCCGCGGGCTCTGCGGCCATGGCCCACGCTGCCGGCAGCTCGTCGGGATCGTCGAGGATCTCCGGCTGCAGCACCCGGGGCGCGATCAGGCGCACGCCAGGATCAGCCTCCGGGGCACCGCGGCGGCGCCGCAGGTAAGCCCTCATCGTGCAGCGGCTGCTGCACCACTTGGCCAGGTGGCTGCCGGCCAGGAAGTCGGAGCCACAGCAGAGGCAGGTCTTGGGGATGTTGCGCATCGCTCAGGCCTCCTCGAAGTGCAGGGTGAGACCGCGCAGCTCAGGCCAGACGCTGAGCGCGTGATCAACGGCGGCGCGGGCCTCGGCCTCGGTGTCGAAGTCGTTGGGATAGCCCAGCTCCCACAGCGCACGCTCCAACGCGTCCGCGAACGGGCCCCGGTCCCACGCCGGGGACGGCAGGCAGGTCTTCATGGTGAATGCTCCTCAGGTACGCCCGGCACCTCTGCCGGACACACAGAGCATAGCCCAATGAGAAGGGGCCAGCCATAGGCCAGCCCCAACCCGAGTGAAACCGGGCCTTCGGTACGGTTTCAGGCCGGGCCCTGAGAACCCAGCCACCGCGTCCGTCCTTGCGGATGGGACCGACCCGGCCCAGGGAGCCTACCCGGCTGCCCTGTGCAAGAACACTAGCGCTTCGATTGTGAAACCACAGCAGCCGATGCCGAAACGCTGCAGGGTGCTGCGATCAACCCCAGCTGCACCACAGCCGCATCCAGCTCCCGCCGCGTGCGTCGTGCTCTGACCTTCGGTTCCACTGCCACGGTCGGCACCTGCAGGCCCAGACCAAGCTGCATCACCTCGCTCAGCCTGCGGCCCTGCAGCAGCGCCTTGACCCGGCCGTGGAACTGCAGCACCGGCCCGGTCGGATAGGCCAGCCGCCGCGGTTGCGCCCACCAGCTCAGCAGCAGGCCCCGGTCTGCCTGGTGAAGGTTCGCCCAGGCCTGCTGCACCAGCGCCTGCAGGGGCGCGAGGCGGTCGATCTCCAGCTCCGGCATGTCGCACGCATCGGCGCCGTGAAGGTCATCGAGGCAGCTGACGCCGGTCATGGCACCGAGCATCTCCGAGATCTCCTCGGTGCTCATCCCGGCCCGCTCGGCCACCTGCTCGGCGCTGACGTTCGGATCGGCCATCAGCCGCTGCACCTTGCCCCACTGCTCCCGCCAACGGCTGGGGAACTTGATGGTGTGGCCGCGGTCGCGGAACCAGTGCAGGATCTCGCCGGTGATGAACGGGCAGACGACCGTGCTGATCGCATAGGCCTTCCCGTTGCCCGGGTTCACGCGCTCCGGGTCATACCGCCGGCAGCCCCGGATCAGCCCGACGTAGGCCACTGCCTCCAGATCGTCGTAGGGCTGGCCGGTCTTGCGGTGGAACCGCCAGGCCGCCTGCCGCGCAAGGCCCAGGTTGGCGGCGACGAGATCCTCTGACGTGGCGGTAGGCGGCGGGAAGCCCTGGACGCTGGGATCCATCGCCTGGGGCTCGGCCCGGGGCTTGCGGCGGCGGGGTGGGGCGGTGGTAGTCATGGTCGGAAGGCGGCTCCCACCGTGTTGAGCCAGTCGCCAGGCCAGCCAGCAGGCGACAGGTCGATGTCGTCATGGGCATCCCAGACGGGGAGCCAGTCGGTCACTCGGCCGTCGGCGTCAGCCGCGAAGATCTGGATGCCGTAGTCAGGGCCCATCCACGACTCCATGGGGATGCCGGCGACAACGTGATCAGCCGTCAGGCCATCGGGCGACACCACCGGCGGCGAGACCGCGAACAGGTGCTCGCAGTCGATCGGACGCTGCGAGAGATGGCGGAAGGCGGGGATGGTGGTCATGGCTCAGTGGGGTCGGCGATGGCCGGGTAGGGGAGCCAGAGGTCGCCGGGGCTGAGGTAGCCGCGGGTGGCAAGCCTCCAGCTCATCTCTGGCTCGTCCCAGCACCAGCAGAGCTGGAGGTCACAGGGGCTGAGATCATGCGGCTCCGGTTCCGCTTCTCTTAGTCGCCGCGGCTCCGGCCTATACCCCAGCCAGTGCGCGCGTCGGGGCCTGGTCTCCCTCGCCACCGCCACATCCCCGCCAGGCGGCAGCAGGCGGCGCCAGAGGGCGCGGAGGAGGCGGTTCATGGTTGCACCTCCCGCGGATCCAGCGTGCAGGTCGTCTCGCCGTGCTGGATCCGGTCGATCCCCTCGGTGACGTACCACTCGGCCAAGGCGTCGATCTCCTCCTCGGAGAGCAACCGCCGGACGGTCATCTCCGCCAGGCCACCGGCAGGAATGCTGATCGTCACGTCGGTAGTCATGGGCGGCAGCTTTAGGGCTGCGGAGAGGCGCGCCAGGGCGGCGGTGGGGGTAAAGGGTCTCATGGGTCGGCGGCGGTGGTGGTCATCGGAACCCCGGCACAGCCGCCAGGCGCCGCGCAGGGCGGCTCGGCTCCGCCAGCGGGTCGCTGGGGCCCGGGGCCTCGCTGCTGTGGCCGTAGTGGGCGGTGGACACGCGCATCGGGCCGGTGCCCTGCATGAAGTTCAGCGCCTGGCTGACGGCATCCACCTGGTCGTCGTAGGTGTCGCCGGGGAACTTCAGTAGCTGGCTGGTCAGTAGCCCCGTCAGCGGGTGCCAGCGGGGCAGGAACACACGGCCCTGGTTGAACTCCGGTGTCGCGGCATTGGCCCGAGCCACCTTCCCGCCGATCGGGTTGACCGCATGCACCGTGAAGCCGGCCGCTGCACGCTTCAGGGCGGAGATCACCGCGGAGCCGTTGGCTTTGTCCTCCACCAGCAGCTCGCCGAAGCCCCAGGTGGGCCACAGCAGCGCGATCCGGTCCATGGTGGCGCTGAAGTCCAGCCGTTCATTCACCAGGTCAAGCAGCCAGGCTCCGGCGCTGTCCTGACCCCAGAGCTGCAGGGCCACCATGTCGCTGCCGGCGGTGTCCTTGAAGGTGCAGTCGACGCTGGCCAGCTTGCGCACGAACCGATCCGGCAGCAGCGCGTCACCCTCCAGGCCCGGCCGCTCGCGGGTGCCGTAGAACCGCAGCATCCCAGCGTTGAACACCGTGCCGCCCGAGGGCTGCGGCCGCTGCTGGTACAGCGCCGCCCAGTCGCGGTCTGGGGTGTTGAGGCGCTTCCGGCGGGCCCACTCGGCATCGAACCGGTCCGGGTCCAGCACCTCGCCTGGCTCGCGGTTGTCGGCCTCCAGCGTGAGCGTCGCCGGCACGGCGATCTGCACCGGCTCGGCGATCATCGGCATCTGGATCACATGCCACGGCTCGACCGCATCGGCGTTGCCGTCGCGCTCCAGCTCCTCGACCTGCCCGATCAGCCAGCCGATCAGGTCCGCATCGGCCCAGCGGGTGTGGGTGATGAGCTTGATGCAGCCGGGCTCTTCGCGGGTGTTGAGCACCGTGGACCACCAGTCGTAGAGCTGCCGGCGGTAGGCGGCGGACTCAGCCTCCTGGCGGTTCTTGATCGGGTCATCGACGTTCAGGAAGTTCGCCGGCAGGCCGGTGCCCTTGCCGACGCCAGCACCCCAGAAGCCACCGAGATGCCCGGCGACCTTCCAGCGGCCCTTGCCGGCGCTGCTGGGGTCCAGCTCGCCACCGGAGGCGGTGAAGTAGTCCCGGGCGGCCTGGCCGAACTCCTCGGCGAGCGGCTGGCTGTGGGCGCCCTGCCCCCAGGTGCGGTCTGGATAGCGGCGGATGAACCAGGACGGCAGGAACCGGCTGAAGATCGTGGACTTGAAGTGCCGCGGCGGCAGCATCAGTAGCAGCCTGGGAATCTCGCCGGTGCCGACACGCTGGCCGATCTCCACAAGGCGCGTGTTGTGCCGGGTGAAAGGAAACTTCGGGTAGACCGCGGCGATGTGGTCGCCGAAGGAGCGGATGTAAGGGGCCTGGGGGGCGGCGGTGGTGCGCTGGGCCTGCAGCTCCTGCTGAGCCTGCGCCTTGATCCGCTTGAGCGGCTCAGCTACCGGGCTCATCGTCCGCCTCCGGCAGGCTTCCGCCTTCAGCCTCGATCGCCATGATCAGGCTCAGGCGCTGCTCGGGCGGCAGGTTGGCGAGAGCCTTGGCAACGGGCATCATCGCCGCGGCAGCTGCGCGACGTTCGGCGGCAGCATCGCTGAACTGATCGCGGAAAGCCGGGTGGTGCGTGAGCATCCAGGTAGCGGCCCAGATGTTGCCGTCGGTGGCGGACTTCCTGATGCTTCCGAGCAGTTCGGCTGCGGTGTTCCGGTGTGCAGCAAACACAGCGGAACGGAATTGGATCTTGAGTTCGTCGGCTCCACGCTGCTCGGCTTCACGAACCCAGCGAAGGCAAGTCTTGCGATGAACGCCGATCGCATCGGCGATGAAATCAAGCGGCATGCCTTCTGCCGCGAGATCACTGGCGGTTTGCACAACCTCTGGGGTCAGCGTCGAGGGCCTACCAGCGGGCACGCGAATCAGGGATGCAGTGCCGACAGCTTAGCGGGTTGTGGTTGTGAAA